GATCAACTGAAACCTACAGTTGCTACTCTGAATGAATTTAATGCTAGAATGGCGAAACCAATTACCACTATTCTACCGTCGTCTTCAAATGATACAAGTGTGAATAGCGAGTGTAATATTACAATCAATGTTGATAAAATCAATAATGAGCAAGATATTAAGAAACTTGCTTATCAAATTGGTGATATTATCACTGAACGTAATAAACGTGACTGGAAAAAAGTTCGCTAATTTAAAAGGGCTGTCTTTAAGACAGCTCTTTTAATATTAAAAAATATATGAAAGAGGTGAGAAAATGCTACAATTTGAATTTAATGGTCATACTTCTGACGAATATGGATTGATTGTGACTAGAATAGAAGAAAATGATACTCTTGTAAATCGTTCTTTGCAGTTAGGAGAAAAGAATAAATATCGACCAAAAGAAAATCAGTTCGGAACATTATATGGTGATAATTATTCATTCAAAATGGGCGTAATGAGAAATCCATGCAGAAACAAAAATGTAGTTCCAGAATTAAAAAATGGAATTTTAAGATACGATCCAACATATACTCCATATTTAGATAATGGAATTTTAAAATTTTCTATGAATTATACAGCTGATATAAAAAATGGAATTATTATTCCAAATGATTCTGATTATTTAACTTCAAATAATATTAGAATCATTAATGCATGGTTAACATCCCCTCAATATCCAAGGCTTCTTAAATTTATTGGAGACGATTATTTTTCAGAAGAAATCGAATTTTTTGCTACAATTACAGAGGTATCTACAGAACATGCATCTCTTCCATATGAACTAACATACACAGTAACTTGTGATAGTCAATGGGGATATACTCCTCTTATTTTATGTAAAACAACTTCCTCTTCTACTCTTCCTAGAGAATATTCTATTCAGAACAATTCTGATTGTTGGGAAGATTATGTATACCCCACAATTAAAGTTTCTCCAAAATCTCATGGGATAATTACTATAAAGAATAAAACCGATAATGGTAGAACAATGAAAATTAATGCATTAAAAAGTGATGATTTCTATATAGATTGTAGAAATTTAAAAATCTACGACATCACAAAGTCAATTGTTTCATTTGAAGATTTAGGGATTGAGGATATAGATGACATTTATTGGCCTCGTCTTGCTTATGGAGAAAATATATTTGAATTTACAGGTGACGCGACATTTGAAATCTCATATAGAGAACCACGAAAGGTTGGTGCCTTTGCATGAGAATGATTCATAATTATGATATTTATGGAAATACAGAATCTGCAATCATTTATTTGGCTAAACCTGGAAAACGATTCTTTTGTGCATTAGGTGGAATTGATACTTCTACTGTTTCTGTTACGTTAAGGACTAATAATACTGCAGAATTAACTTTTACAGTTGATAAATATGTAGATGGCGTAGAATCTCAAGGATATGAAGAACTTGATGAAATGATGGAATTGTATTGTGACGGAATCTGGTATAAAATTATGGATCCTCCAACAGAGACAAATGACGGAACACAATGTACAAAGGATATTACCGCTGAATCATATGAAATCTCTCTTACTCAATATAAACTAAAAAATTTTAAAATTAACATGGGCGAAGAAGATTCTTATGAAATGATGTACCAAAAAAATCATGATATTAATAAGTTTTATCAAATTAAATTTTATAATCCAGAGAATGAAGATCTAAGTTTTCTACATATTGTGTTGAAACATGCGGATGTACCTGGATGGAAGATCGGATATGTAGATAACATCACTCCGGATGATGATAAGGTATTACTTCCGAATGAAATTTGTAATTTCGATGTGGACGATCAAAATGTATATGCGTTTTTCACCCAAACTGCTGCTCCTGCATATAAATGTGTTTTTGAATTTGATACCGAAAATTTATTAATTAATGTATATAAGCCGGATAGTTTAGGTAAAGATACAAATGTAGTACTTGGTTTTCGTAATATTCAAGATAGCGTAACAATATCAAGAGACGACAGTTTGGTAACACAATTTTATGTTGATGGACTTGACGATTACAATATCGATCTCGCAAATTTTGGAAACTCTGTCATTACAGATTGTTCTCATTTTTGTCGTGAACCATATATGAACATCGTTCTACAAGAAAAATATACAGCTTGGCAAAAATACATAGAATCAAGAAGAGATGAATACTGTAATTTATCTAGGGAGTATAATAAAAATCTTGACATTCTTGCTGAATTGATGAATAGAGTCCCTATTGATACTGCTCAGACAAATTGGTTCGGACAAAAAGTTGAAGATCTAAAAGATGCATATGATTCAAATATGGCTATAATCAAAGGTTTTGAGTCTATTCATGTTGATGAAGAAGGAAATTTTGATCTTGAAGATTTGAAAAATTCATCCGATTGGCCTATGTACGAATCAATCATGAACTATACTCTTCCATCCATTGTGGCTGCGTTACAAGCTCAAGACGAAACTATAGAGGGTTTCGGTAAGGGAAACATCATCTCATGTGTAAATCCAGTTGTATTAGGTCAAGATTGGTATATGGTAGGTTCCGGAACTTCTTCGTTCCAAACAGTACAAATTAATGACGCACCTGCATACGGAATTACTCGCGGAGTTAAAATAACCGGTACAGATGGTGGCATCTATCAACACAATATCAGTATCGAACCATCTCAGAGATATACTCTTAGTTGTTTTGTAAAAGGATCCGGTACATTTTATCTTGGTTATAATAACACCGGAGAGGACAGAAAGAATATTTCTTATAACATCACATCTTCTTGGACAAGAGTTTATACTTCTTTCAATCTAACATCACATCTTATTGATGTGGCATTTACAGGAAGTTCTGACTTTACTGTCTGTGGTATGCAGCTTGAAATGGGAGATGCTCCATCTCAATTTGGATACTTTACTCAGTCTGAAGCAATCATGAAAGCGTATGAAACAGATTGGAAATTATACGGCATTGCAGAATTAAAAACTAAAATTGCCACATATGATTCATGTATCAAAGAACTAAAAAAGAATGGATATGCAGATGGATATAATCCTCTTTCTGGATACGAAGAGGCATATTTCACTCAAATGCATCAGAAATATCTGGATTATTTGAATTTAAAAGATCAGGCTGAAACTGCATTAAAGGAACGTCAAGCTGAATATGATGCGGCTAAAAAACCTGAAATTCAAGAAAAACGAAACCAGATTGCCAAAGATGTTTTAATGGAAAATTTTGGTAAGGTACAGGAAAAATATCCAGCGTTTACAGATAAGGAAACGTATATTATTAAGAGCCTATATAATCAAGCAACTTATTCAAATGAAAATATTATTATTACGACTCTTGATAGCACAGTTGATGCAGTTGATAAAGCGATTACATTATATAAAGATGCTGTAGAAGAATTGTATGTAGAATCTCATCCGCAATATACTTATACAGATGAAATTGGAAATATTTATGCTCTTCCAGAATTCAGAGAATATCATGATCAGCTTGCAGTAAATGATTTTGTTCGATTAGGACTATCTGATACACGATATGTAAAACTTCGTGTTGTAGAAATCAGATATAATCCTTGTGATATGGATGAAACGATGGAAGTTACTTTTTCCAACATGGTCCAATATAAATCAAAATTAACAAATGATAATGAATTTTTAACAAATGCATTAAATCAGACCTCTGACAGAACCGGTGGTCGTGTTAACTCAGTCAACAAATCTTCTACTTCTGATTATGTCATTACATCAGAAGCTATTAAGCAAATCTTTTCAAATCCTCTATTCAATTCAATGTTAGGTGGAACTGTCACTGGAGGAACCGGGTCTGGCGGAACCATTACTGCTGATACAATTATTGCAGAACTCGTGAAAGCAAAAGAAGGTGTATTTGATAAGCTTACTGTTGATACTGCTTTCATGAAATATCTCGATGTAAAACTTATTTCCGCAGATAAGATCACAACTCGTATTCTCGAAGCGGAACAGGCAAATATTGAAAAGCTGTCAGCTAAGATTATAGAATCTAACCAGATTAATGCTGATATGATTAATGTGAAAAATCTTCTTGCAGGTCATGCAGGGGTTGGAGAATTACATACAATTCATCTTACTGTAGAAAATGCAGAAATTGATCAGGCTGTTATTACTAATCTCATCGCAAAGAAAATTGCAGTTGGAGATTTAATGGCTCAAAATGCTCTTGCAAATCAAATTGTACTTATCTCTAAAGACAATAAACCTACTATTGCATTTCAAGAAAGTACTCAACAGTTTTATGATTCCAAAGGAAATGTTCGTGTACAGATTGGTATGGACGGTAAAGGGGATTTCAACTTTATTGTTAAAAATGGAGACAGAGCCGCTTTATTTGATGAAAATGGTATTACCCAGACAGGTATTCCAGATAATACAATTCTTGGAGACATGATTAATAACGCCACCATTACCAAAGACAAACTTGGATTCCAAATCATAGAACCAAATGAACAAGGTGGTATTGACATCACTAATATTTATGATGGCAAAGGAAATCAATGGTGGGGAATAGAAAAGACGACTATTACAGATGACTACACAAAGCAGATTAAGAATGTTACAGATACTCTGACCGGACAAATCGAAACTAAGGTTAGTAATACTCAATATCTTAAAGATCAAGAATCTATCCGAACAGATTTTTCTGATATCAAACAAAATGTTTCTGGGATTACATCTACTGTAAGCAGTATGCAAACAGATCTTTCTGAAGCTCAAGAAAAAATTAAAGCAAACACCTCTTCTATTACTCAGAATGCAGATAAAATCAGTTTTATGGTAACTGGTGACAAAGAGTCTGAGTTCACAGTTACTGATAAATTTATTCAGATGATTTCTGACCATATTAGCATTGATGCCAGCACCATTGACATTAATGGTATTATCACTGCAATGAATACACACACTGGACCAGGTAAAACTAAAATCGACGGTGGTATTATTGATACAAATACAGTAAATACTATGTTAATTGCTGCTCAGTTGTTACAATCTAAGAATTATCAGGGACCATCTGCGGTTGACGGAATTTATGCACAATCTGGACTCCAAATTAATATGGAAACTGGTGCTATGACAGCAAAGAACTTTGCTATTGATGATAAAGGAAATGCTTATTTTAAAGGCAATGGTGAATTTGAAGGTAGCATCACCGCTAATAAAGGTTATATTGGTGGTATTGGTGGTTTTACTATTGAAGCTGGGAAATTGTATTCTGGCATGGATACCTTTCCTGAACAACCAACATCAGTATCAAAGGATAAAAATGTATATATTGGTACAGACGGAATTGCTCTTGGTAGTGGAAACTTCAGAGTTGATTCAAATGGTAAGCTTTATGCTAACTCTGGTACATTTTCAGGAACTATTTACGCTGATGGAGGAACTATTGGCGGTTGGAATATATCTGCAAATTCATTAAGTAACAGAGATGGATCCATAAGTTTGAATCCAGATGGTTTAAAACTTGGCAATCAGTTAAATATAGATAATCAAGGGAATGCAACTTTTGGTGGTAAACTATCAGCTGCTACCGGAAGTTTTTCTGGTGAATTAGTTGCAGCAACAGGTAGCTTTTCTGGAGAATTAAAAGCTGCAAGAGGTAGTTTTAAAGGAGAACTTTCTGGTGCAACTGGAAGTTTTACAGGTAGTGTTATTGCTACATCTATTACTGCAAAACAATCATATTCTATTTATTATAACGATGTTGGAACTGGTGAACCAACTGATTCAGTACAAGTAATTACTGCATTTGACTGGGGAACTAATACAACTCAAATTGGATTTGGGTTGATAGATTCATCTTTAGACTCTTCAAAAATGCATGGAATGCTTCTGATAAAAGAACAAGGCGCAAGAGTTCTAACATTAATTGCAGATGATATTAATACAAATGGATGGTTAAATGTTAATAAACTTAATATTACTGATTCATTAGGACAGTATAAAGGAGTGCCATATAAATCAATTATGTGGAAACCAACAAACACATTTGACTTTAATGGTTATAATCATCATCACACTATTCTTCCTTATAAAAACGGTAACTTTGCAGTAGGTATGGAAAGTACGACTACAGGAATGTTATCTATTAGTTTATTACCATATTTGTTATCAACTGAAACCGATGCATATGGTAATATTACAGTAAGTAAAACTAAAGATACTACTTCTCAGATAAGCATTGGAGCAACAGCTAATCCATATGCATGTATTTATGTAGATGCTATTTATCTTACTGGTGATAAAAAAACTTATACTTCACTGGCTAATTTAGGTGAAGGCGGCACAACTAATTATAATGGACTTACAAATAAACCTAAAATTAATAATGTTGAATTGGCAAGCGGAAATAATACATTATCTAATTTAGGGATCGCTGCACGATCACATTCCCATTCAAATTCTGACATTAATTGGAGTACTACGTTAGGGTATAAAGGATTTGGTCACAACCATACCATGATTTATGATGGAAATGGTAAAAAAGCTATTGCTATTGCAGGTTCTGGTTCAAATACGGGGTTGATTCCATATGATGTGTCATATAATAATGCGGATAATATTTCTCTGACTCGTGGCGGGACTATGTATCTTGGTGCGGCTTATTATTCTAATAAATTAACTGCTTATCCTTTTGAATGCGGATATTTTAAAAACATTAAAGTTTACAAAGGTAGTGGAGATGCAAGTGATATAGATAATTATATTACCCCATCTGGTAGTGATTCTTCTATCACTGGTGGATTGACTATTAAACTAAATGGAACAACGAAAATTAGTTCGTGGAAAGGTGCATCAGATGTCTCTGTGAACATAACGGCAAGTAGTATTGGAGCTGCTACTACAAGTTGGGTTGAAAGGGGATTTGGAAGTAAAATAGATGTTTCTAATGGATATTTATACTTATATAACAATAATGGTTCTCAATTAAGCTCCGTACAATTACCAACAAGTTCTGGTGGAGGAACAACTTATTCTGCTGGCTCAGGTATTTATATTTCTGGAGATACTATTTCTGTTGATTATAATGATTTATATGTAAGAAAAATATATCATAGTTCGGATACTTCATATTATGCAGAAGTTACAAGTAGCGCAGCAAGATATTTTGGTTGTAATTATGATCAAAGTTTGAATTTAGGAGACGCAAATTGTAAATGGAAAAATATTTGGGGGAAAAATGGAAATATAACAGGCTCTGATGAAGAGTTAAAAACACAAATGTCAAAAATTAACGATATTCCAAATATAGAATCTATTTATATGAAATTAAATCCAATAAAATATAAATATAAAAATTTTGATTCAGAAGAAGATCATGATAGATTTCATTTTGGATTTGGAGCAAGAGAAACTGAAAAAATATTCAATGATAATAATTTAGATACAAGTGATTATGGATTGATTTGTAAAGACATTTTACTCAAACCAAATAAAGCAGGTAATATTGTTGAATACGCATTAAGATATGGCGAATTTATTGCTCTTAACACTCACATGACTCAAAAAGCCCATCATCGTATTGATTCTCTCGAATCTGAAAATCAATCCCTTAAGAATGAAATTCTTATACTCCAGGGACAGCTCTCTCTCATTACTCAACGACTACAAAAAATGGAGGAAAAATTATGTTAAAAATTAGTGAAACAAGAAATGTATCCGGTCAGGTTATGATCGGTGAAGGTGAAAACTCAAAGCAGGTTGCTTATCTTAATGCATCTGTTAGTAAAGATGGAAATGTAAATATCAATAAATCCATTCAGGATAGCGAAACATTTAAAACAAATAAAGAAGCAGTCCTGAAAGATTTTACAGAGTTTGAAACATACGTATATGGAATTATTCCTGAATAAATAAGGGGCCATGAGCAATCGTGGTCTTTTATTATGCAAAGAAGGTGAAATATTTGACCAGTCGAGAATATGAACTTGAATTAAAGAAAATCAAAGCCAAAAATCGGCAGATTGAAATGAAACGAAATCTGAAAGCAGCAAAGGTTAAAAGATTCAATTTTAAAAAACCAAATACAAGTAAGCTTATTGTGTTTGTAGTCTTTGCTATCTGCTTACAGATTCTTTGGTTTAGTGAACATATGATAAGTCTCACCGGAGATACGAGTTATATGTATGCGCTCATAGGTATTCCGGCAGCGTTGATTCCTACAATTTTAGGATATTATGCCAAAGCTAGTAAAGAAAACCAGGTCGGAGGTATTACCTATGATACTGCAATGTGCAATTTAGAATCACAAGAAAGGCCAGTCTTCGATCATGTATCTGAAGATGAGGCTGTAGGATGAATGGAGGTATGACTATGGACATCAAACAGGGTATTCAGGACGTATTATATCTGATCATTACTGGTATTCTTCCACTTCTTATTACTTATGGAATCCTCTTCCTAAAAGTAAAGATTAAAGAACAGGAAAAGAACCTGGAAAATGATCAGCTCGTAAAATATATAGACGCTGCTACTGATGCTATTAGTAAAGCAGTGCTCACAGTTAATCAGACTTATGTAGATGCTTTGAAGAAGGAAGGTAAGTTTGATGCAGAAGCTCAGAAAACTGCTAAACAGATGGCTATTGATAAAGCTAAGGCTTTGATTACAGAAGATTCTAAAGCGGCTATCGAAACATTATATTCTGACTTTGAAGCATATCTAAATGATGCTATTGAAGAACTCGTCAGAGAAAATAAAGTTACATATTAATATAAAAGGAGTACAAGGATTATGAAAAAAGTTATTGTAAATGCAGACATTATGGCAATGTATAAAACATTAAATTCTATGAAGAGTCGTGCGGATTTAATCGCAGGAGATGTTGATGTATTCTGGGCGAATACAATGAATCTGAAGACTCTTAAAGCGCAGGTAGATAAAATCTCAGAGATCGAGCAGGAGTTAGTTGATTCTTATTTTACAGAGGAAAACTCACATCCTATTGTTGACGAAAACGGTAATGAAACAGGAAATCGTGTTCTTAATGATGACATAAAAGATAAAATCATTCCTGAAATCCAAGAAAGTCTGCAGAAAATTTATGATAAAACATGTGAACTTGATGTTGAGATGATCCCAGAGGAATCTCTCAAGAAAATGCTTAAATCTAATGAAGACAAACTGTCTATGCTTGATATGACAGTACTATATGAATTTGTAGAAAAAGGTGAGTAATAATGGCAACATATATTCAGGGAATTCAAACCTCTGTTGGTGTTGTTAAGTATGATTACAATTATCTGGCTAATCTCCCTGAATCAGATATGACATTATCTAAACAGGGTGCATTCGCTGATGCCCTTGTTGTTGGAAGAAAACTTACTCAGCTGGGAGCTGATGTGGATAAATTGAAAGAATCTATGACTGCCGTACAGAAATCTATCTCTGATCTGCAGTCTGCAGATTCTTCTTCTAACACTTCAATTGAACAGATCAATACATCGTTACTTAGCATGACCAATAATATCGAAACAATACAGAACAATATTACTACTTTGACTCAGAATACTGCTGAGATCAAGAAAAGTGCTGATAATGCGAATTCATCAGTCACAACACTGCAGGAAACTATTAAGTCACTACAGACTAGAATTGAAGCTTTAGAAAAAACTCAGACTAAATAAGGAAGGAGGCAGTTATGTATACACTAAAAATTACAGATGAAAATACTGTTGTAACAACAGTCAAAGAATCAATTGTGGAAAGAAGTAATTATGTAGATAAGATTCAGATTGTAACAAGTAAAATGTATCGGGAACAGATTGATATGTCAGATACAACTGTTTATATGAAGTATAAGCTCCCGGTGTCAGACAAAATTAAAATGACACAACTTATTATAAATAATCTTGAATATGAACAGAATTATATTCAGTATTTAATTCCTGTCGATGCAGCACTTACTGCTGAAGCCGGGGATATCGAAGTATCTTTCACGTTCTTAAAACTTGTTGCTAATGAAGATGGAACGTACACTTCTTATATTCGAAAAACCACATCAGGTGTTATTCATATTACTCCACTTGTACAATTTGATAAATATGAACCTTCTGAATTGTTTACTGAAATTGATCAGAGACTCCTCGCTATGGAAGGAATGATTAAAGATCTCAATGCTCAGAATAAAGCAACTTATGAAGGTATGGTGAAAGATATTCGTCTTAATACAGAAGACAGAAAAATCACTTTAACAGACAGAAATGGTGAAGATACTGGAAATGGTATCGTTGTAAAAGATCTTTCTGCTATGGTAGCCGAAGATATGACAGGTAAAGATCCTGATGGTACACAGGATGGAGTTGTTCATCTTGATCAGGTTGTCGATCTGGATAAATTATTAAAGTAAAGGAGTCATGATATGTCATTTAAAGATTCTAAAATTGCTGCTGCGGCTAATTCGGCAATGACTTTGAGTGCTGAGTTAGCCGTAGACACTGAGGAATATACATTATGTACTGATGGTCGTTATGAAGTATATACCAAATATCAAGACGATGCATATTCAACAGTGGATAACTTAAAAAATATTACCGTTGATGCTACACAGATTAATATTATGCAGGAAGAAAACAGCCAGTATATGCCATTTAGGATTCCAAGATATTGGGATGGTATGGATCTTATGGATATGCTCATCCAGATAAGATATGAATCTATAGCTGAGAAAAAAGGTAAAGTAGCGACAGTTATCAATGTAGCTTCCAACAATACTTATATTCGATTTGGTTGGTTGATTGATGCTGCTGTTACAGCAAATGCCGGAGATATAATTTTTGAAATTATGGCTACTGGCGTAAATGAAAAAGGAAACAATTATATTTGGAGAACCAGACCAAATGGTAAGTTTACTGTTCTTCAAGGATTAAATTATGACGGAATCATTGAACCTTCTGAAGATTGGTATACAAGTTTTGTAAATATGATTCTTGGTCATGTAGCCGAAGCAAAACAATACGCAGATGAAGCAAAAGCTTCCGCTGCTTCTATTAATGTAGATGATATAAAAGCAGATGTAAAAACATCTGTTATGAATGATCTTAATGGAACAGTAACTGAATCTCTGAAAGCATATTATACAAAAACAGAAGTTGATACAAAAGTCAAAGAATTAAACACTGCTATTTCTGGTATTGACAGTTTGAAGAACTTAAAAGTTGAATATGACAACACAACTGGAAATTTAGTGTTTAAAGATGGAACGGAACCTATTGGAGAACCTATTACTATTAACAGTCTTGCAAACCTTATAGTTGAGTATTCTGTTGTCAATGGAAAAGGTTCATTAGTATTCAAAGATGGAGAAACTATTATTCAGACTGTAGAACTTAGTTCTATTGAGCCATCTGCTGAGTGGAGAGCTGCATTGAAGCAGGAACTTGAAGCAGAAATGGACGAGAAAGATACAGTAATCTCTAATCGAATTGGTCCACTTGAAACAGCTAAAACTGAAATCGAAAAGAATGTAAATGCCAATACTGCTGCTGTCTCAGAGATAAAAACTACTATTTCAAACATTGAGAAGAAAGTAGAAAGTGCTACTACAAAATCTGATGAGGCCAAAAATGCTGTAGATATCTTGAAACAAAATATGACTTCTTATGATACTCAGTTTGAAGGAATTAATACAGATATTACAGATGTTAAGGCCGCTATTGAAGAAATCAAGAAAAATCCTGCGGCTGCAGAGTACGATGTTACATACGAAAATAGTATTTTTACATTTTTAAAGGATGGAGAAATCCAGAAAAGCTTTAAAATTGAAGGTGGTGGAGGATCTTCCTCAGATACTACTACTATTACTATTGAAAGAATCACAAATGCAGATGCTATTTTCTTACTTGGTTCAAAAGCAATTATTGAATATAGTTTTTCATCTGTAGATAATACTGGTGATACAACTGGAGCCGGTACTGCTGTGTGGAAAGTTGGTAATACTATTGTAGCTACGAATACGGCTGCGCAAGGAAACAATAGTTTTGATATCACTGAATATCTTAATGTCGGTGCAAATACTATTAGATTA